TGTATCCAGTTGTTTCACTTCTAGTGCCTTGTTCAGCAACCCATTGTGCTGCAAAAGTTCCTGTTCTTTTTGGAACTTGTACACTTCTTTGAGTTGTTGTTCTTACTCTAGCTAGTGATCTTACTGGGCTATACTCTATGATGCCTTTGATTAACTCTCTCACATACTCAGGTGGAGCTAGGTAACCAGCTGTTGCATCGTTAGATACAGTTAAAACTTTAACCTCATCAGGTGAAAGTCCTTCTTTTCCATCTCTTAACCATTTATCGTAAACTTTCTTTTGCATTGATTCAGCTGGTGAACCTTTACCAAAGTCAGGTCTTGATACAATAGTTTCAAGTCTTGCCATTTGCTCTTGTTGTGCCTTTTGCGAAAGTTCGTTTGCTTTCAATGATTTCTCAATGTCAGCATACTTATCTAATTCTTTGTCGATTTTAGATAACTTTTCTTCCGTCACAGGATCAGAAGCACCTTTGCTTTCGATCTGTTTTAGTCTTTCATCATTTGCGTTTTTGAAAGATTCAAAAGTTTTACCAAGAGTTTCTACAGCAGATTTTACTTCGTTATTATCCATTGTTATTTCCTCTTTGTTATTGTTTAATTATGTCAGCGACTTTGTTTATTAAGTCAGCTAACTGTTTGTTGTCATCACCAGCATCTCGCTGAGATAAAGACTCAGATAATGCTTTCGCACCAATCTTTGCCTCTGTCCGAGAAAGACCTCCTGCTTCACGCAAGATTTTTTCCCACTCTCGAATATTTTTAGCATTGCCTTTTACAGTTTCAATTAAAGCACTTTCGTTCATTGGGAAAGTTACTAAACTGATTTCCATAAGATCAACTTCTTTAAGAGTTCTAGTGCCTCTTTTACTTTCGTTGTATCCTTGCTTTTCAGGGTCTGCTCTAAATCCTATTGACATACCATCTAATGCACCCATCTTTAATAGTTCGTATGCTTCACGACCTTTTTGAGTACCCATAGCTAGTTTGCCTTTTACGAATAAACCTTTTTCATCTTCGTACATATCCTCAAATACTCCGATAGGTTCATCTGTTTTATGTTGATATAATAATTTTACTTTTCTTGCTGGTCTTTGTTCTAAAGATTTTGTGAATGCACCTTTTTGCATTATATCACTACCTTGATCTTCATTACCAAATATAGAACCATAACCAGTAAAAGTTCCTTTTTCACCATTTGCTTTTACTTCTGAATGAAAAGTTAATTTTTTAATTTCTGTATCACATTGACAAACTCCGTCATCTTGACACACACAAACACTTTTCATTGGTTTCTTTTTAGGTTTCTTATGGTATTTATCTTCTTCTTCATCTGATCCATAACCTTTACTAATTGCTTCTTCATAAGCAGAGTGAGTACCACAAGGCATAAAAATTGTTTTGCCATCTTTGTCCATACTGTGAACACCTACACAACCTATCTCTTTTGCTTTATCTCTAGCTTCAGTAGGGTTGTCAAACATATCTTCATCTCTTGCTTCTTTCATGTCATCTTCTGGTTTTTTTGCTTTAGATGAGATAACATCTGTCAAAGACTTTATAGCTTGTCCCATCTTTTCTATATCGTTCATAGAATATTCCTCCTGTTTTCTATTTTCATATTGAGAACTACATACTGCTAATCTTTGATCAGTTGCTGGATATTCAGAAGTAGTCTTGTCATCTGACATACATCTACTCATAAAATCCTCTCTCGTTTCATTATTATTTGGTTTTACTAAAGGCATTATTATCTTTTAATTAACCCTCTAATTTTTTTTACCCATTTGTATTTATCGTTACTTCTACAAATACATATTCCTATTATTATTCCAATTATTATTTCCATTTTGTTTCTCCTTATAAGAAGTCAGGTGTAGTATAAATTGCTGCACACCGACAGTTGATAGTATTACCTGCTGACCCTCTTGGATCTCCAGGATATTTTAAAAGTTCTCCACCTACAACAAAGCTACTTTCTAATGCAGTTTTTTGACCACTAGCTATTGCGTGAGTAATTCTTGTTCTTTCATCTTGTATAGCCACCCATTCTTTGATTGTACCAGCTATACCCATAGACTCTGCAACTGTTTCGTTTGCGAAAGATGCAACTCTATGCGTTTCTGTTCTAGCAATAAGGTTTGCTCTATATACACCCATACCGATTAATGTATTTCTTAAAGCTGTACCTGTTGCGTCAGTAGATAAACCATCGTTATAACTCTTGTCTATAACTTTAGCTAATCTTTTTCTAGTTGTATCATCAATTTCTGTAACCCATATTCCAGTTTCAGTATCAATAAATTCTTCTAATCTTCTATTAAATTCATCATCAAAGTCTTTTACAAAAAATTGACCTAGAGCATTTTGTTTAAAGGCATTCGCTATTACCATATATTGTACTCTAAATATTCTTTTTAACTGATCACTTTGTTTTCTTAACTCAATATCTAACTCTATCTGACTTCTATTGCTGTATGCAATTTTTACTTTATTACCAAACTTGTTGAAGAATATCTTCAATACATTTCTAAAATTTTTTCTGTATGGTTCTCTTAATCTGTTTTGTGCATACCAAGTTCTTTCTTTAACCTGTTTAAATGTAAGTAGTTGTCTTTTATTAAAAATCATTTTTTTTCTTATCCTTTACTTTTTTCTCTAACACCCACTTGACCATAGAGGTTTGTGGGTCAAAACTAGCTTCACTTATTTTGCAAGAAGTTAAGAGTATTAATACTAATAAACTAATGCAGTTTTTTAATGTCATAAGTATCTAAATCAAATAATTCTTTTAAGTCAGTTACATATTCTCTTTTACCAAAGTCTATACTCTGTGTTAAAAAGACATATGATGCGTGTCCTGCTGCATCTTCCTTAGTATCAAAATCACCTATCCTTACTACAACTTCAAATCTTTTTGTTTTCTTATCTTTTTCAACATAAAGTCTTACATCTTTCATTATGTTGCTAAAGGGTGTCCACTTGGTAATAAATCCAAATCAAACTTCCCACCTCTAAATCTTCCTGATCTAACTGCATATAAAAACGCATTTACTCTAGCATAAGCCCATTGTTCCTCTGAAGTTACACTAGGTCTTACACTTCCTGGATTAGTTCTATAAGCACCTATGCCTCTTTTAAATACAGCAGATAACATTCTTAATGTAACTCTTTTACCTTTTTTATCTCCGTGCTTTTCATTATGCTTATCAACTTTATTTTGTAATCCTTTTTTTACTGCAGCAGTAACTTGTTTTTCTTCAATCTCATCTTCATAGAATTTATCTCTTTCTCTATCAATCTGTCCTGCTACTTTTCTTGACCAACTAAATCCTGCATCTCCACCCCATAATGCCCAAGCTATTCTACCATTAGATGGATAGCCATCTTCTCCAGGTCTAAATCCTTGTGCTTCTTTATCGCTCTCGTGTCTGCTAAAAAAACTAAACATTCTTTTAACTGTGCTTGGTGATAATTTTTCTTTAGCAACTATCTGACTTGCTCTAGTAGCACCTATTCTAGTGCCACCTCTATTAAATTCTTTTCTCCACTCAATACCTTTTTTTGCTTCTGTAACCATACTATCTGTAGGTGTTGTATTTATGTCACTAACAGCTTTTATAATCTCATCAATCTCGCCATAGTTATTTTCTTCTACCATTATTTCAGGTTCGTTAGCTTCTTCTACTACTTCTTCTGTAGGTATATCTTCACCGACATCTGTATCATTTTCTTCGGAAGCTATATTAAGTGGCATTAAGTTTGCTGGTACTAATAAGCTATCACCACCATCAACTGTTTCATAACCTAATTGCTCTCTTGCTTCGTTTCTTGTTAATATACCATTTTGAACACCAGTAACTACAGATTCAAAAACTCTTTTTCTTTGTTCTGCCATAGCTGGTATTGAATCTATATCGTATCTTAATTCTAAACCCTCACCGAACATTGGTGTAAGCCATTCATTAAGATCACCTTGAAATCTATCTAGTAAAGGAATAATTGTTTCGTTGTATAATGCAAGTTTAGCTTCAGCAAAGTTTGAATAAGTTTGTGAATCAGGAATACCAATCAGCTGACTAGGTACACCATAAACTAAAGCTATGTCTTTAGCTGACATATTTTTAAGTGATATAAAATCCATATCCTTTGGACTTAAACCCATTTCTTTCCAATCAAAATCTCC